GCACCAGGCGGAACCCGTTCTCTGGGCTGTCGCCCGATGGCAGCGTGAAAAGATACTTGAGACCTGGCCGGCGATCGACGGTGCCCCGAGGGTTCACAATGACGTTGCGAGCTCGCTCGAGGGCAGATTCATATTGCTGCAGATCAATCCGGCCACGCAGCTCGGGGTTGATCTCGCCAACTGTGAAATTTGTTTGTAGCTTGATGACCCGCGACATTTACCGGCTCCATGTATCAGAGAGGGTCAGCCTGGTGTCAATCAGCGGATAATCCGCGATAAACGATGTCGGGGTGCCCATGCCGTCTGTCGCTGCTGCCTGGCGGAACAGACCCCCTCGGCCACCCTCTGCCGGGTTGCCGAACGCGATGCGCTCCCAATGCGCTGCCTTAGTGATCTGATCTGTCATCGGCTCGGCGAAATACATCGCACATGCCGTCTTCAGAAGATTGACAAAATAGGTGGGCATTTGGGCCTCGAGAGGCGTGAACTGATAGTCGATGACGACAATGTTGTTGTTCGTCAGGAGGTCGCTGCCCAACATTTCCCAGCCGGCATTGATCGGCGACACGCCCGAGGATGTCGAGTTATAGACCGCGATCGGAACGCCGGTCAGGCTGTCGCTCGGCATAGGATAGGCATAGTCCCACTCGTTGACCGGAGCGGTTGCCCCCTGTTGCAGCTGAACCTTCTTAACTGAAAAGCTCCACCGATACATCGATAGGAGCTGATCACGAACATACGGATAAAGATTTTCGGCGATCCCGCCACGGGTTGTCCCATCATCGAACGATGAGATCTCTTTGACGCCGAGCATGACCATCGCATCTGAGCAGATCTTTACGTCACTGTCACCCGCCGCCATTAGCGTACTCCTAAAGAAAAACTGGGGGAGGCCCTGGGAGGAAAACCTCCCCCAGCTAGGGATCCCAACTAGAGTTAGTCGGTGTCCGTTTCAGCGATTGCCGTGCCATCAGATACGTCAACAACGCCGCTTGCGTTCGAGAGAACGCTGACGATGTTTAACGTAGGCGTGGCACTATCAACGACAAAGATAATATCCCGAACCTTCAAGATATCGGAGGCATCGTTGAAATAGCCGCTGGTGTTTACCGTGGCGATCGCATCCGCCGAGGTGTACGTCCAAATAGACGGCGCGTTGCCGGCCTTGGACTGACCACCGATCGGATTTAGACCATCTGCGCTATAAGCCATAATCAGTCTCCTTACGCTTCGCGGGTGGTGATCTTCACGATGCCTTCATCGTCGATCGCAACAGCGCCGGCGGAAAGCATGGAAGTCACAAGCCACGAGGTTTTCTCAGGGACGTAGTTGATCTCCGTCTTCTGAGACATGGACTCAGCATAGCCAAGCGCGTCCTTGTGCCAGGCAAACGAACTCCGATCGCTGGAGCCATCGATCGCCAGGCCACCTTCGTCCATGTCGCCGAACGTGATGAAAGTGAACCCGAGGTAGGTGTTCACTTCACCTTGAACCAGCGCGCGGACCGCATTGTAGTCCGTCGAACCGATTTCGGTTTCGCCGAGCAAGGATGCCAGACCGTCAGCATGCATGGTGAAATAACGGCCCTCTTTCGGGACGTTGTTGCCATCCAGCAGACGTTTGGCTTCGCGGATTTTGGCCACGTTAAGGTTGGTGTCAGTACCACCGATGTCGTTCGACACAGTCAACGAGGTCGAGCTTGCCGTCAAGGCATCGAGCTTGATCTGGTCAGCGCGGCGACCGATGGCCTTCGCGACGACTTGCACCAGCTCTTGGCGCTCTTCGTAGTTGACATGGGATTGGTCGAAAATGTCGGTGTATTCGGGAGCCACATAGTCCGACATCGTGGCGGTCACGTTGGTGTGTGCCACGTTCAGCGGAACGACATCTGTCTGAGGGATGCGGGCTTGAGCGATACCTTTGCCGATTTTCGGAAACTGTACCGTCGAGCCAACAACGCCCATGCGGGAACGACACGTTCCCATGAGCTTTTGCTCAGACTGATAAGCCTGTTTCACTTCTGCGTCGAATAGTGTGACAAAGTTGGTTGAAAGGCTTACGGCCATTTCTGTCACTCCTGTGCAGGGTTAAACAAAAACGCTGCAGTTGTCAGACAGATGCCTGGCTGCGGCTCGGGGTGCGCCCGTATCGCTGCGAGTTTTCCTCGCCACCAGGCTGGCCCTTGCGGGTTGTCAGCCGATTCGTTTATAAGCACAAAATAAGGCGGGTGTCAATTCCACCCGCCCTATATCTTGTCAATTCCGGTTGATTTAGAGGATCGTTTGTTCGTTTGCTCCGGTGCCAAACACTCGAGCAAAGATCTTCTCGACCTTTTGCCGGTAGCTGGGGTCCGACTGATAACGCGGATCCTTGACCATCTGATAGCATTCCTCTTCCGAGGGCAGCGCATCTTCTGCTGGGTTGACGTTGACCGGGATCTTGTTGGTGTCGCCCATGAACTGACGGAGCTTTTGGATCGCCCGGATCCCGTTCGCGGTGCCCCCCCAGACCTTGAACTCTTCAAAATCATCAGCTCCCCAGGTGCCGGTTTTTACGAGCTTGCGAGCCCAATCGACCTGGTCATCGATGATCGCCTGGGCATTCGGCCCGAGGCTTTCTATCTCTGCCTTGGCATCGAACTCTGACTGCGCTTCTTGAGCGCCGGCGTTTTTGAGAACCGTCGAGGCGAGCTGGTTGAAATACTCTTGCGAGATCCCCGCCTCTTTTGCCCAGCCGGCGTATGCCTTCAAAACCTCGTCGTCTTCCGGGACGCCGGCAGCTGTGGCAACCGAAAGGTCATAGCCCTCCTCGGGCACCTTGTGGAGGTTCGATCGGAACTTGCCCTCAAGCTCTTTATAGCTCTTCGCTAGGCTGACAATATCAACGACATTGTCTTTGACGAACTTGGCCGGCACCTCTTCCGGGATCGGCGAAGTGTCTTCCGATCGGTGGTTGATGATCGTGTCTTCCGGCGAAGGCTCCGGTTCTGGCCCTTCCATTGACACGGCATCGAGGAGCCCTTTGCTCTCATCGAGCTGCCCCTGCGTCATGTCCTCTTGTTCAATCGTTTGCTCGAGTGACGGTGCCGGCGCTTGTTGCGGCGGCGCGACTGCTAAACCTTCTGACATATCAAACCTCCCGTTGCAGTATCTTCAATGCGGCCTGGACGCCCATAGATTTCATGGGGATCGCCATCAGGATGTTGTACGCTTGCACAACAGGATAGACATCGATCGACTCATTGACCGCCGTCTTAGGGTCATCGGCCTTGAACGTGCCATCCTCGTTGTGAGCGCGTTTCGGTGGACGCCCGCGCTTTTTCGCCGGCGCTTTTTTCGCTGCTGCTTTTGCCATTACCTCTCCTTCGCTCGCTCCATGCGAGCCATCAGCTCCCGGATTAAAGTGTTCTGGCCTTCGCGGAAGAAGCCGAAATCCGTCGAATAGCCAGGTGCCCATGCCGGCTGATGGAGATATGCCTCCTGTAGCCAGGCGAGAACCTCTTGCCCTTGTTGCGAATCGAACATAACGGCGATGGCCTTGTCGATCTGAGCCTGGTCTGTTGCCGAATACTGGGGGGTCTCCGCATGTGATTGTGCGTTTACACCCTCCCAGCCGGCACTCGATATATCATGTATCTCTGCCATAAATTACCACTCCTCTTGTACGCGGAAGTTCGCTGTCACTGTGCCTGTACCAGAAAGCGTCCGAACACAAAGCGTAACAGGCTGTTGCTGTGGTAGATCAATATCCAACGCTTCTCCGGCGAGAATGTTGTTTTCGTTCTTTTTTCCCGCCTCAAATATCTCCGACCAGACGACGATGCCGTTGGTCAACGCCGTGGCGCTGATGTCGCTCTCGACGGCAGTCTCGGCGGCGGTGTGATTGGTAGGCGTCTGCCATGCGGCACCCGTCAATGTGCAGTTGATCCGCAGTTCGACAACGACATCTTCAGTGACGGGGATAATTTCCATGCCAGCAACGCGAACACTGCGGTCGAGGAACGCAGTCTTGTTGCGGAATGACACAACCGGGATGATTGAGGTGCTTGTCGCCAGCCCTGTGCGAATTTCAGACGTGTAGCGGAACTTGGGGCGATACTGGCCAACGATGCTGTACTGCCGGCCGCCGACGTACATATCCAAGTTAGCCGCATCCCCGCCGTTGTCTGCCTCCGCAAAGACATAAAGGTTGGGGCTTTCGATAGATGATGAACCTGTGGGAACAATCTGGTGGCAAGGAACAAACTGTTGCTGGTTGTTGATGGTTGAAATCTTACCAAAGACGATCTGCCCGTAGCCGTACCAAGTAAAGACGATGCGGAAAATCGAACCATTGGCGAGGTCCAGTGTCACGCCGGAGGGACCGTTGCCATCTAGCGTGTCAATGTTCCAG